AGACTGGGCTGACTCGTCAGACTGTGACTTCTCAACCTGTAAGGAATGCGGTGAAACCTCAGTACGGATAATCTCTCCGGTCCGAACACATTTCGTTGGTCATGGTTGGCCTGATAAAGACGATAGGTGGGCTAAGGATCATGAGAGAGCCGCACGTAAATAACATTTCCATAATGGCATTTAGCCACGGAGTTTAACAATATGGCACGTTTTATAGATGAGAGTCCCGAGTATCAACCAGAAGACGGGGAAACACTCGCCACACTAGAAGATGAAGAGGTAGAAGAGCAGAGTCCTGAAGAGGAGCAACCTGCTGAGCCTGAAGAAATACAAGAAGCTGAAGACGAAATTCCAGAGAAGTATCAGAACAAAGATCTTAAAGATATTGTTAGGATGCATCAGGAAGCAGAAAAGCTACTTGGTAAACAATCTTCTGAAGTTGGTGAGTTACGTAAGATTGTTGATGATTTCGTTAAGACCCAACTTGAAGCCAAGAATAGCCCACAAGAAGAAGTCGAAGCGTTCGACATATTTGATGATCCTGACAAGTACATTGAACATAAGTTAGCCAATCATCCAAAACTAAAAGAAGCAGAAGAACTCTCGCGTAGCATGAAGCAACAAGAGATTCTGAATAAACTGCAAAGCTCTCATCCTGATTTCAAAGAGATCATTGAGAGTGAAAAGTTTGGAGAGTGGGTAGCTAAGTCTAAGGTACGAACAGAACTATACCAACGCGCAGATCAACGGTTTGATTTCGATGCGGCTGATGAACTTCTTACATCGTGGAAAGAACGTCAGAACATTGTTAAAGAAACTACTGAGATGCAAAAGACAGATCGCAAGCGTCAGCTTAAGTCTGCTTCAACTGGTAATGTCTCTGGGTCTGGTGAATCATCTAGTCGCAAAGTTTATCGACGTGCTGATATTATTAAACTTATGCAAACAGACCCTAACAGATATCAAGATATGGCGGCTGAGATTCGCCAAGCATATGCTGAGGGTCGAGTTAAATAGCCTAGGAGATATTTACAATGGCAAACTTAACCCCCGCAAGTAACAATACCGTTACTTTAGCAAACGCGGCTACGTTCATTCCAGAACTGTGGTCAGATGAAATTATTGCGGCGTACAAGCAGAACCTCGTTCTTGCTAACCTCGTAAACAAAATGCCTATGACTGGTAAGAAAGGTGATACTCTTCACATTCCTAAGCCTGTCCGTGGCGCGGCCAATGCTAAGACAGCGGCTGACACTGTAACAATTCAACAGACTGCTAACACAGAAGTTGTAATCACTATTGACAAGCACTACGAATACTCACGCTTGATCGAAGACATCACAGAAGTACAAGCGTTGGATTCACTCCGCCGTTTCTACACTGACGATGCAGGTTACGCTCTTGCTAAGCAAGTCGATGACGATCTGTTCGCAGAGTTGTTGAATGTGTCAAACGATGCAGGTACTGCTGATGGTGCTGATGCTACTCAGTCTCACTACCAGATCAACGGTGCATCTGATGTCTTGATTGACTACGATGACTCTACTGCTCTTGAAGCGTTCTCTGATGCGGCTTTCCGCAACATGATTCAACGGTTGGATGATGCTGATGTTCCTATGGAAGGTCGTGTATTGATTATCCCTCCTGTGATTCGCAACACTATCATGGGCATTGATCGTTACGTGTCTTCTGACTTTGTAAACGGTCGTGGTGTTAACAACGGTCAGATCGGTCAGCTTTACGGTGTTGACGTTTACGTTACATCTAACGCTCCAACTGTCACTGGCTCTACCACTTCTGGTCGTGTCATGACTATGATGCACAAGGACGCTTTCGTTCTTGCAGAGCAAATGGCTGTACGTTCACAGACTCAGTACAAGCAAGAGTTCCTTGCGAACTTGTTTACTGCTGATACTCTGTACGGCACTAAAGTTCTCCGTGAAGAGAACGTACTCTCTGTTGTAGTATAAACAGAGTCCGGGGGAGTCTATTCAGGCTCCCCTATCTTATTTTATAAACTGGAGATTTAGATGGCTATCTTTCGTGGTATTGGTGGTGCAGGTGATTCAACAACTGACGCTACAGTTACTGAGGTAACTCAACAAGCAACTAACGCCGCCGCTTCAGCCACTGCCGCTTCCTCTTCAGCTACTTCAGCCGCTACGTCAGCTAGTAATGCGGCAACATCAGCTAGCAATGCCTCGACATCTGAAACTAATGCCGCTACAAGCGAAACTAACGCCGCTACTTCAGCATCAAGTGCATCAACATCTGCAACTACTGCAACCACTAAGGCGGCAGAAGCTAGTACGTCTGCAACGAATGCGGCAACAAGTGAAACGAATGCGGCGACTAGCGCAAGCAACGCATCTACGTCAGAAACAAATGCAAGCAACTCAGCGACTGCGGCGGCTACTTCTGCAACGAACGCATCAACCTCTGAGACCAACGCTAGTAATTCTGCATCAGCGGCATCCACTTCAGCTACGAACGCAAGTAACTCCGCAACAGCGGCACAGACAGCACAGACTGCCGCAGAGTCGGCTCAATCTGCAACTGAAGATTTGTTTGATCAGTTTGGTGATCAGTATCTTGGTTCAAAAGCATCCGACCCTACAACTGATAATGACGGAGATCCCTTAAACTCAGGGGATATTTATTGGAATACATCAAACAATACTTTGCGGTTTTACAATGGAACTGCTTGGGTAGCTCCAGAAACTATTGCCACAACGGCGGCTACTAATGCGGCTACTTCAGCATCTAATGCGGCAACAAGCGAAACTAATGCAAGTAATAGCGCAAGTTCCGCAAGTACATCAGCATCTAACGCCGCAACATCAGAGACTAACGCTTCTAATAGCGCAACTTCAGCCTCTACAAGCGCAAGTACAGCAACAACAAAAGCATCTGAGGCTTCAACATCAGCATCTAATGCGGCTACTTCAGCATCTAATGCGGCTACTTCAGAATCTAATGCGGCTACTTCAGAATCTAATGCGGCTACCAGTGCTTCTGCCGCAAGCACCTCCGAATCTAACGCCGCTACCTCAGCATCTAATGCTAGCACCAGTGCTACTAATGCAGAGACTGCTAAGACAGCCGCTGAAACTGCTCAAAGTGCCGCAGAAACTGCGGAGACAAATGCTGAGACTGCTGAATCTAATGCGGCTACTTCAGCATCTAACGCCGCTACATCAGCTACCAATGCCGCTAACAGTGCAAGTGCCGCTAGTACGTCAGAAACAAATGCGGCAACAAGTGCTAGTAATGCTTCTACCTCAGAATCTAATGCATCAACTAGCGCGACAAATGCGGCTAATAGTGCAACATCAGCGGCTACTTCTGCAACTAACGCATCAACTGCCGTACAAAACAAATTTAATTCGTTAAGCACTTCAGCATCTACTGGCGCAGAAGGTTCTAACGCAAGCTCATCTTATAACTCTGGTACTAATACAATAGCATTTACAATTCCCAGAGGCGACACAGGTCCACAAGGCGTACAAGGCAATACAGGCGTTGGAATATATGCTCACGCTAGAGTAAATAGCAATGGAACTGCTGTATACACCTCTGGAGTAACTGTAAGTAAAACAGCTACTGGTATATATGATTATACGTTTGTTAGCTCTCTCCCTGATTCCGAATATTCAGTTATTGGGACACCCGCAATTTCTCCGGGAACAGATCCAAATATCTTTGTCAGTAACATTACAACTACTGGCTTTAGGATAACTGTTGGTGTTGGTGATAACAGCAGTACGGCGGATGTAGCAACTGATATTGCACACTCTGTTGCTGTATTTACCAAAGGTGGTGGACCGTCTGGCTTAACTAACACATACGATATTTGGCTTGACAATGGCAACACTGGGACAGAACAAGATTTTTTGGACTCTTTGGTTGCATCTCTTACACCGGCAGAAGTTCGCTCTTTAGTAGAGTCAGCAACAGACTCGAATGTGTTCACTGACGCTGATCACAGCAAACTAAATGGCATAGAGACAGGCGCGACTGCTGACCAGA